CACACTTGTCCACAGTTGCCTGTTGATAACTTTATTTGTAATGCTTTGATACTCTCAAATCTGTGCATAACTTGACCTCAACTTAACATAATGGACACTGTATAAAGTAGACGATGCTTTTCTTGTTGTTTGGCTTTCTTTTTGTTGCGTCTGCGCAACGTGTCGGCGCGCGTGCGTAGTTCGCAAAAATCTATGCAAAAAGCGCATAACCTTGCCAATTACGCTTCCTTAACTTCAGCATCAACGATGTTGCTCTCGTCATTTAAGACACGCTGCTTTGCATCTTTAAGCGCATCCATGACGCTAATCCTGTTGTCTGTCACGGCAACATCAATGCGATCACCATAGACTTTAGGTTTAAGTTTAGAAGCCACCCACTTGCGTGCATCAACTTGCATACGCTTTTGTTGCACCCAGGCACTAGCCAAAGGGCCTTCTAAGCCTTCTGGCATCTGTTCGTCAGCCAACTCTAGGATTTCTTCAGCCAAACGGTCTGCGCGGCTTTCAATGGCTTTCTCGTACATTCCCCGAAACTCAGGGTTGTTCTTGATCATCAACATGACGCAGTGGTACGAAGGCATTCCGTCATTGGATCTAAGCACGCTGCTTAAACTCTTGCCTTCTGCGATCTGCTGGCACATGGTCTGCCAACATGGATTGTCCATGCCAAACACGACAGGTCTACCGCCAGGGTGCTTTTGCACCGCCAAGTTTTCAGTCACTTGTAAACTCCTTAGAAAAAACGTAAAGGCTTCGATTTGGGTTTTGACACGTTGCGGGGGAAAGCCAGAAAATCCGCAAATCACCATCCTCGAACGCTGGCTTAACAGCCCTTACAAACGTGCAGCAATGGCAACTGCGCACACGGCCTATCCTATCACTTCAATCTCAACCTTGTAAACCTTTGGGCCACCAGAACGCTGACAATACTGCCAGTCAATCAAACTGCTCCCATCATCAACGCCAAGCCAGTCAGCCACGCCGTCCCTGACCGCTTTGAACCCAGACTGTAGGTTATCCCCATCCAACTGCCTTGGCGCGATCCTAGTGAGCACCACGGTGACCGGCAGCACTTCCACACCAAAGGACTGCGCAACAGCCGCCAACGCATGCTTGGTCTTTTGCCGCTGACTTTTAACCAGCCTGGCTTTCGCCGCCCAATGCAACCGCATGTTGGCCACCGACACAATTTTCATGTCCATTTCTACTTCAATCATGGCCACCATCCCCATCAATCCCTAACCCACCAAAAACACCCCAAAAACCGCCGGCATGTACCGAAACCCTTTTTGTACCGAACCTGAACGTGTCTATAGACACGTTCGGTACGTTTCGGTACACCAGAGGGGGTTTGCCTCGGTACATTTCGGTACGTTTCGGTACATTTCTTTTCGGTACAGTTCGGTACATGCTTGAGTTCTCCAAAACCATGTTTTTCTTGGCCAGTGCTTCAATACATTCTTTAAACCTTCTGGCATTCAGACCATGGCTTTTGGCAGAATCGCGCCACTCATCGTAGTCCACCATGGCAGCAAAACCCTCAATACCGTCACTGGCTCTCTTGGCTTCGATGGCCACCAAACAGTTGAGTGCAATGCGCTGGTTGCCTGACAAGATCACCCGCTTTTGGATATTCCCCATCAAGCCGCTGATGTCAACCGCCGTTAGATATGCACCCTTAACTGGCAGGCCGTGCTTATCTTGGATCGGCAAATCAACTTGAGTGATCTGGAAGTTCTTGGGTGCAGGCATCTCTGCATCCTTCATCTTTTTGGATTCAAAGGCTATGGTTTTTGTTCCTGCATCCAGCTGGCAGCGGTATTCCGCATCCAGTGCGCCTTTGAGGGCCGTGCTACCCCTAGACCGATCCTTATCAGCCACGCCTGAGTGGTGAACCACCAGCACGCAGCACTTCCATGGTTGGCGCAGATAGGTATCAAGGTGCTGAATAAACGCATTCATGTCTTGGGTGCTGTTCTCATCACCACCATGGTTTCTAGCTAGGGTGTCAATGATGATCAAACTTGGGGTTGTGCCAGCCTGCGCTGACAACTCTTTGATGGCCTCTGCCACCACTGCCGCCTCAGTCGCGTCATACAGCTGCGCTGCCCTATGGCTCTTGTACAGTGGCGCCCCGTCAAGGGTCTGGCCATTGCCTAACTGCCACGCCTTAAACCTTCTAGCCAGCCCGTTGTGCCCTTCGCCGGCAATGTAGAACACGCTGCCCTGCTTCACCTCATGGCCATGCCATGGCCGGCCAGTAGCCACGCAGCAGGCAATGTCGATGCTGACAAAACTCTTACCGCCGCCTGGGTCACCGAACACTTGCGCCAGAGAGTCGCTCTCGATGTAGTCATCCACAATCCAGTTGATCTGCGCCAACTCCAAGCTATCTATTCTGGAAAACTCAAACGCCAGCTTGTCACGCATTGGCCCAGCCACGCGCTCAATCTGCTCTTTAACGGCATCCAAGCCTTGCAGGCAGTGAAGGTCATTGAAGTCTGTTGGCTTGTTGTCCACCATGTCAGACTC